AAATTAAAGAATGGCTCATGTCTACTGTATATCCTTCGCTAGAAGAATCTAAGGGTAATGAGGGTAGTATATGGCTTTTGGGTACTATTGTTCATTTTGACTCCGCCTTGCAGGGTATTTATGAATCGTATCTGGATGCCACTAGAAATAATAGAGAATATACATGGCATACTATATTTCATAAGGCTATACAAGATGGTAAGGCTTTATGGCCTTCATACTTTTCTATTGATAAATTAAAAGAGATTAGAAGAGATTATGAGAATGTTGGTCAGATTCATAAATTTAGTCAAGAGTATTTAAACGATGCTAGAGATGTAGCTAATGCTCCTTTCAAAGTAGACAGAATTAACTATTATGATGGCGATTATGTATATCATAATAAGTTTTCTTATTTGAATGTAGGTGATGACTATATACCTATCTATACGTTCATAGGCGTTGATTTAGCCGCAACTGCGACTGATACATCAGATATGCAGGCAATCGTCGTTCTGGGCGTTGATAAGCATAAGAATAGATATGTCCTGGATACATTCTATGATCGAATTCCTATATATGATATGCCTCAAGAGATTATGAACCTGGCTAGAATGTATAACCCTAGAAGAGTTACTATAGAAACTGTAGCCGCACAAGAAATGGTTAGAGATATGGTCACTAGATTATCCGCTAAAGATAGAAAATTGCTACCAGGTATATTTAAGGGCGCCAAGCCACCTCACGGGATTAAAAAAGAGGATAGATTGCTAGCCTCATTAGGCCCAATAATAAATACAAACAAGTTATATGTTAAAAGAAATATGTCTAATGTGGTAGATGAATTGTTTGAGTTCCCTAAGTCCAGGCATGATGATTTTATGGATGCATTGTACTATGCTAATCATTATATAGGTCATAACTACCCTAAGAGCGGCGTTGTGGATGAAGAACAATTTCAATCAAAAAAGAGAAAAACTAAGAAAAGATCGTATTCCTGGCTAACTGGAGCAAGAAAATAGGAAACTTTTTTATGTTTTAGGCATTTTGTCCTTGACATTTATAATTTTTTGTTGTAAATTATGCGGAATGCCCTACGGACGAGACATTCCTGAAACGGAAAGATTGGCTCTTCTAGCACAGCTCCAAGAGTTGTTCGGTGAAAAGCAAGGCTATCCCTATCAAAATCATTCTAATGGAATGAATTCTTTTGGTATGAATTCATTCAGTCCTACGTCTTCTCCCTATTCAAAAAACAATAACTTACTTGATAGATTAAAAGAATTTATGGGTAATTATAATAATATGCAATATAATAATGGCCCTTCCTACTGACGAAAGAGCACAGATGAATCAAGAGCTTTTACGCAAATGGCGTGATGCTCGTATTACTTGGGACACTGATGCTAGAATGGATATTGATTTCTTTTTGGGAAATCATTTTACCACAGCAGAGTCTAGTGAACTGTCATCAAGAAGTCAAGCAGATATACCAATGGATAGGATTTCTCCTGCTGTTGAAAAATTAAAAAGCGTTTTAACTGCCAGGCCTCCGATTTTTACTATTATACCTAGAGAGGACTCTGACCATCAGGTTGCCTCTACATGGAGACATATCTTAGGTTATGTATGGGATATATCTGATGGCGATCATCAGATGAAACAAGCGATTGCAGATTATGCTATTACAGGATTAGGATACTTATATGCTTATATAGATAGGGAAGCAGATTTTGGTAGAGGTGACGTGAAGTTTACCTATGTTGACCCGTTTAGGGTTTATGTTCCACCTTCCGCAAGAGATAGGTGGTTTTTAGATGCCGAGGGCATCATTCTTTCTACCATCTTAACAGGCGAGCAGATCGTTAACCTCTACCCTGAATTAGATGATACAATAGATGAAGAAGGCAATACAACGGATGGATTGATTAAACAGGTTTCTGGCGTTATGGAAGAAGATTATCCAGATGCTCAGAATAGAGCAACCATGTCAACGTGGACTCCAGCAGAAGCAAAAGACTTAGAATGGGGTAATGATAAGTATCAAATACTTGAAAGGTTCTATCCGATAAAAGTTCCATTCTATAGAATACTAGATGCACGAAATGGATCAGAACAGGTAATGGATGAAGATTCATTCGGCACATTCATGGAGGAGAACCCAGGACTCTTTGAAAGAGGATTCATGGAGTTTGAGCAAGTTTATCAGAATAGAATTGCTGTCTGTGCCTCCGTTGGAGAGATTGTACTTTATGAAGATGTTTTAAATACTGATGTATATCCTATAGTTCCATTACCTAATATTTGGACTGGAACTCCTTATCCCAAGTCTGATGTATCCAGAGCAAGGCCGATGCAGAAACTTCTCAACAAGTTATGGTCATTAGCCCTATCTCATGCACAGGCTTCTGCGGGATTAAAACTTATTGTACCTCTTGGATCCATTGAGAATATAGAAGATTTAGAAAGGGATTGGGCAAATCCCAATGCTGTTATTGAGGTTGATACTAGTCAGGGCGAACCTCATTATCCTGCCCCACAACCACTTGCCGGAGAGTTTTACAGGCTTATTCAACAGTCTGAGTTTTATATAGATTTTATATTTGGCTTGCCTGAGATGATGCATGGATTTGCAGAGAAGGCACCGGAGACTGTTAGGGGTACTGAGGCTATGGTGGCATTAGGATCCGAAAGACCGAAGTCCAAATTGAGAGATATAGAATTTAGTGTTAATAGATTGGGGAGAGTACTTTACTGTCTTTCTAAAGGGCATTATACATTTCAGAAAATATTCTCTCTCGTCCAGTCTAATAACGCACTAACAGAGGTTATGATAAATTCATACGATGATATGACCGGCGCTGTTATAGATATACAGAAAGACAGAATGAACATAGGTCAACATGATATAAAAATTGAACCAGGTAGCACATTACCAGAGAGTAAGTGGGCCACTTATGGGGTATACCTGGAAGCGTTTCAAATGGGTCTTGTAGATAGAATGGAAGTATTGAAGAAGAACCCAGAAATATTTGATAAAGAAGGTGTAATGCAAAGATTAAATGAAGTTGAACAATACAAAGCTCAGGTTGAGCAATTACAGACCCAATTACAGGGACTCAGCCAAGAGCTTGAATCTGCTAAGAAAGAATCAAGTAGTGATAAGCAGAGAGTTCAAATCGAAAAGTTTAAGTCCAGGTTATCTGAAATTGAAGCAAGGATGGACTCTGATAGAAGGGTCAATCGTGCCAAATTCAACAATGCTGTGCTTAGAGAGACGGATAAACTCAAAAGAGTATCCGATGAAATGGCTAACGCAGAGGGCGCCTAAAGGCGTTGAAGTCAAAAAAACAATATGGTGAAGTCCTGTATAGGGAAATCTTAAAAGGTTCTACCCGTAAATCAGGAACATCAAAGGAGTAAAATTATGGCTGAAACAAATCAACCACAGGAGGCTTCTGAAGAACTTGTAAGCGAAGGAATCCAAGATGAGGTTTATGAAATCGAGGAGGAAGATGAAGAGGTTAGAAAATTCCAATCATTATATGATAGGTCTCAGGCTGAGAATCAAAAACTTGAATCTCAGGTTCGGGAGATGGAAAAATTCAAACCACTTGTTAACCTTCTTGAAAATAGACCCGATCTAGTATCAATGATACAGGAAAATATCGCAGGACGAGGTCAACAGGAGAAGACTATGACGGAAGATGAATTTAACCCGTGGGATGCTTATTATAAACCAGAATCTCCATCTTATAAATTGCGGATGAAAGATCAGCAAAAGATGGTTGATTCAACAGTGGGCCGTCATATGTCGGCACTACAAGAACAAATGTTTGTAAATAATCTTCAGACTGATTTAAAAAGTAAATACAATTTTACTAACGATCAGGCTAGTAGGTTCGTGAAATTCTTTTCACAGCCTAAAGAGAACTTATCAATAGAAACATTAGTTGATGTATTTCTAAAGAATGAAAATGAAACGACTGCAAGACCAAATTCTTCTTTAGACCAGGTAAGGGCAAATAAGCAATCTCCTCGTTCCCCTGGAGTGATCCAGGGCCAGCAACCTGAAACCAAATCCGGTAAGGATAAAATGTGGGATCAGGTTATAAATGCTGGAAGTCGAACAAATGTGTTATAAATGTTAAATCGAGGAAAAGAAAATGGCTACGATTAATACAGGGATAACTAAATTTGGCACTCCTGGTGCAAGCAATACTGATTTCCACACTAGACGACTATTTGACTTTAGTGATAGGGTAGCAGAATTAGCTCCAGATGAGTCTCCATTTTTTGTTTATTTGTCCCAAGTTGGAAAAGTACCCACATCAGATTCTCAATTCCGATTTCTAGAAGATAGATCAAAGGTATCAATTACTGACAGATCATTCAGGCTTAAAGGTGGCATAACATTAGTTGCCGCTGGAAGCCCTGATACTGTTATTTTTGATAATACTGCACAAGACGATGGTGTGGATTATCTATTACCGGGAATGGTAGTTGCTATCGGTGACGATGATGGCAATGACGTTCCTACAACAGCTAATGTACGAATCAATACTGTTGACAATTCATCTTCTGCAACGCAAACTACGTGTACTGTTACATCAATTTCAGTCCCAGGAGGCAGTACGCTTGCCTTGGTTGATAATGCTAAGTGTACGGTAATCGGAACTTCTTTCGAAGAAGGCTCAGGAGCTCCAGACGTATGGTCTGAAGAGGTAGAGCATGACTATGGTTATACTCAAATCTTCAAAACCGCTATTGAAATGACAAATACGGCTAGAGCAACTGTGTATAGAGGATATTCTGATGAATGGTCAAGACTATGGAATCTTAAGTTAAGAGAACATAAAATAGACATAGAAAGAGCGATGCTCTTTGGTCAAAGAGGTTCAGCTAATGGCATTCAATATACTGATGGCATTGTTGGATCTACAATTTATAATGGGCTTAGTAATGTTGTAAATGATGGCACTCAGCTATCTTATAATTCAGGCGAAGCTTATTATAAATCTAATACATTAGGTGAATGGACATATGATGATATATTGAGTGATATGGAAGTTATATATGACCCTGCAAGGGGTGGTGGTTCTTCTAAATTGGCTCTCGCCAGTTTGCCTGTAATATCTCATTTCAATAAACTTGCATCAAGCAATACTTTCCTAGGTGGAAGTGTTGGTACCCATGCTCCTTATAACTTCGAAAGAAGTCAGGGAACATTTGGTCACAAGGTTATGAAAGTTGAGACTGTTCATGGTGATCTGTCCTTAGTTAAAGAGCCTCTGTTTAGAGGATTTGCTGCTGGATTTTGCATGCTAGTTGACCTAGATCATGTATCTTACAGACCTCTTGTTGGTAATGGTATCAACAGAGATACTTCAATTACAACGAATGTTCAGAGTGCAGACGAAGACCTACGGAAAGACTTGATCCTCACAGAGGCTGGTCTTGAAGTTACGCTTCCTGAGACTCATGCATTAATTAACCTACAAGCTGTAGGACAGGAGCCGTAATGAGAAGTGATGTTATAAATAACAATAGCTTAAAGTTCGGCGATGGCGCTGATTTTCATGGCGATGCTATGCCTTTGCAATATAAGGAAAAAATAGTATTGCTAACAGATCAGGGTGGAGCTGGAGCGATAAGAAGTGCGTTGACTATGGCTGATTCAGGTACTCATTTTATAGTGCCTGCGTTGACAAGTGGCACACAGACTATTGCATTACCTGCAGTAAATGAAGATAATGTAGGATTCTGGTGTAGATTCACAATGTTAGCAACAGCCGCACAGGTATTTAGTGTAGATACTGCGGCTTCTGCTGATAAGATAATCACGTCAGAGCCTGATGGTGACGGTACAAATACAGTAAATGCAAGTGCTGATGGATTCAATTTCACGGCAGCAGCTTTAGTTGGATCTTCGTTTAAGATTACGATGATTTCTTCAACAGCCGCAACAGCATTTGCAGTATCTGATCTTGTTAGTGCGATTGCCGCTGGTACTGGTGAGCATGTAGCAGAATAAGCTATTTAATCCGAATCAATAAGGATTAGCAGTTATAAACTGTGAGATAAAGCGATAAAGGTTTTATCTCGAATTAGGTGGTTGGAGAGTCAAATTTCCTTCCACCTCTATGATAGTCGCTAAGATTTGCAATAGACATGGATATCATAAAGGTGCTTCTTGCCCTAAGTGCGAGAAATCTAAATCAAAAGATAAGAAATGGACTACTGATATCTACATGATTAGTGAGATAGGTAAAAGAACTGATATAGAATTTAGGACAGTGCCTATAGAAGAGGATATTAAAAACTTTAGGAGAAATGCATAATGCCGAGAAAAGGTAAGACAACTAAGTATGGTGGCAAGAAAAGAAAACATAAAACTGTTAAAGCTGCCAAGAAATATAGTGCCAAAATGAAGAAAAAGAAGGGGTACTAATGGCTAACGAATTAAGAATTGAAGCTCAGCTAGAATATAGCAAGAGCGGTGTCAAGCAAAATAAACATGATTCTACTTATGCGGATGTTTCTGGAGATTCCTTTACTCATGTAGTTCAAGAAGTTGGTACTAGTGATGAGCTGATAGTTATTGGTAGTGATGTTGCAACTTGGGGATATGTATATCTTAAAAATCTAGATTCAACTTATTATATAGAAGTTGGTCTAACAAGTTCATATTCAATAAAATTGAAACCCGGAGAAGTTGCTTTATTCAGAGCGGCAGCCGCTTTATATGCGAAGGCA